GAATTCGAAGCAACCCTCGTCCGTCTTGACAGACACGCGAGTGTCGCGAGCGATGCGGTAGAGACGGTTGCCCATCGGCGTGACCGCAAGCGCGAAGCCGTCGATGGTGATGGAGTTTACCTTCATCGGCCCGTCCTTTCATCAAGCTGCGCTCCGAACACGGAAAGCCGAGTGTCAATGCGGTAAAGCACATCCTTGATGGACTTCAGGTCGTTGCGAAGGTCGTCCTTGTCCTTTTCGACAACCTGGACTCTATACTCAATCAATTCGAATCTAGCCTTTCCGTCGGCATACACCCCGATAGCCCCGCCGATGGCGACGAGGTACGGGGCTATTAGCTTAACGAGGTCCTTGAGCGATAGTTTCATAGTATTCCTTTTTGAACCTGCGACCAGCTGATTAAGAGTAATCCGCTGTGGCAAAATCGCTCAACAGCGGGCGGACGTCAGCGGGTGGGCGTGAACGGCTTACAGCGCCGCCATGAGCAGCATAGACCCTGCAATGGGTGCATCAGGTATCTTGTTTGGGGGTATGACATTGGGGAGGGTCTCCTTTATGTTATAAGTTGCAGGAATTTATACCACTTTGCTTGCTCGGTCATACAACTATAAACTCATTATAGTGAATGCATAAACTCCACAATCTTATCAACATAGTATTTTTTATAGCCATCTTCGGTCGGGTGCCAGCCATCTCCACTTTTTGTATAGGTTGTCCTCAATGCTCCAATCGGTGTATCAGTGGAGAAGAAGCCAAAGGCAGGCACGCTCACATTAAGGTCAAGGAACGGCATGCCCCACTTCTCGCATATCTTCTTTGCAGTCCAATAGTAGTTAGTTTCAGGGCCATCACTTCTGTATCTACTTGTCATTTTATGGACTGCAATATACCCAACCTTCTTGCCAGGATATTTTGTCAGCAAATCACGAACAACTGATTCAAAAGCACCTGCAAAAGTTTCATCATCAAGTGTCGCAGCATAGCCCTCTGAAATATCGCCCATTGTTACACCAAGAGAGGCATCATTTACACCACCTTCAATCAGTACATAGTCAGCATTATCAGCCATGTACTGAATGTCACGACAAATCCAGCGACGATTATTACCACTTCCGTCAGTTGTTCCTGCTGTAATTGTAGCACCATTGGTTCCACGATTTTGCAGGGACATCCCGAACATCTCTGCAATAATCTGGCCATAACCGCCACCAGCATTCTCACCCTTACAAATGGAGTCCCCATTTACAGCAAGCACTTTTCCCTTAAAAGCATGCTTGTCTGCAATGTCAACAACTTCTTGTTCTTGTTTTTTGCCAAGACCGATGTCATCTGCAATTTTTCTGCCATATGAGATGTATTCCACAGGGAATTTGTCATATTCAGCAAGAATAAAGCCTGCATTAGCAATGGCCCAAGATGTGCCAGTACCAACACTCAATCTTATGTAACAATCACTGGCAGGAGTGAAAACGATATAGTTAGTGTCTCCACCATCATTAGTCCCTGAAGGTGTAGACACAAGGTTGTATTCATCGTCAAGAACTGCATATTTGAAGTTACCACCAAAACTAGCCTTATGTGTAGCCTTGTATGTCACACCTCCTTTAACCAAAATCGGTTGTGACACATAGTAGTTAGGTGTAGTCCCATATACTCCACTGTCAATAGTGGTATTAGCAAGATAGCCTGTAGTTACAGACTCATCAAACAAATTAGGGCTTACAGAAACAATAGTTTTAAGTTCCTCTGGGGCATTTTCAAGGTGCAACTGGTACCCGCCACCCTTTACAAAACTACCTGGATATTGTGAAGCCTCACACACCATGAAATTAGATTCGTCATAATTTGAGCCCATGTTGAATGAAGCCATGACCCATTCATTCAAAGGGGATGTGAATGTGAGGAAGCCACCACTCACAGAACCACGAATAGTCCTGTCAAAACTTCCATCGGCCTTCAAAATAAACACATAATCATTACCACCAAGAGAGCTGCTAAACGGCAATTTGTAAGTTGTATTGGGACGCAACAGAATGGGTTCTGTCACCCTGTAAGATGCATTCTGTACAAATGTACCATACTGGTCATAGTGGCCATGGACAGGGCTGGACTTGACAAAAATATTTACAGACTCAGAATAGAGGAAGTTGAAGATGTTCAAGTCATTGTTTTTCAAGATCAAAAACAAATCCGACATGCTGGCAGCAAAAAATTTGTTTGCATCCCAGGACCCACTGTAGCCGTTTTCTCTGGCCACATACAGTGAGCCATTGTATATGTATGGCTGCCCTGCAATAGTTGTCGTTGAGTTCGGAATAAACGACGGAGCCACGTTTCCTGCGAGTGCGTTCTGCGCCGTCAGCTGGAGCAGCATGTCCTTGGACATCTTGCGGGGGCCATTAGTCTCGCTGTCAACAAGGATGCAGCCGTCTGCGTGGAACTCCGTCACCTCGTCCAAGAGGTGAACGTTGCCAAGCGCAACGGCACTCGGGTCGAGCGTCACCTCGTCGATCTTCTCCTGCATGTCGTCCTTGGCCTTGTCGATGGCCTTGGCCACGGCGTCGGAGGTGACGGGGTTGAAGGAGCCTTCTTCGGGAACCTGGTCAAATACAAGTTCTCCAACCATCTGCGACTTGAAATCGCCGCCCTTGATAGTCTTTCTAATCATTTTGCAATTCCTTTTGGTTTAAACCTTTTCTCTATACTACCCGCAACATCGGACAAGTGTACCAGTTCGCCAACCTTGTAGCCTAGTGCCTTACATTGATAAACTACACATGAGGGCTAGAGTGTAGGGGGCTTTGGTGCAGGCAATTACGCGTGCATATCGTTCGGGAGCAAACTCACATAACCCCACCATGTCGTTCCGGAGTTGGCGCATTTGTAGCACAAGTCCACGTCGAGGACGAAACTCTTTAACCCGTCAGAATATCCGGAAAGAAGGAACTTACCTCGATACATTCCGACCGGAACGCCGCCTACCGAGAATCTCGGTATGGTAATGTCACCAATTCTTCTGCTTTGGCCAACGCCGGGGAATGTGCCATTATTGCCGAAAACACCAAAACCCGGAGAAGATGTACCAACACGATATTCCGTTTTGGTACAATAGTCATAGTTTCCGGTATTGGCAAGCCAGCCATTCCATTGTTGATTAACACCGGTAGAGAAAGGAATGTTGATGCCTAACGTGTAGTCGCTGGATGTAGCCTCTATAGATATTGTAAACCGCAATCTATAGCCGGGACCCCAGCTAAACTCGCCTAATTCGATGGCAGTCCCTTGTGTCGCTTCAGACCCGGCTACGTATTTTGTCAATTTGAAAAGTTGTCTGTACGCCAAATTCCAGTCGAACTTATCCCCGGCAGTCACCAACGAAACATCTGGACTGCCCTCCGCCGCATCCTTGTTTTCGTATGTTGTATCCGTCAACGAAATAGTGACGTTGCCTGACTGGTTCGCAGTGAAAGTCCCCTTACTTGTTCCGTTCTGCGTGATTGTAAGAGTGCCATTATTTGCTGCCGAAGGAATGCTCGGCTTATTGCTCAAGTCGTTGTACGACCCGCTGGTAGCAACAGTTGCAAACGAATCGTTTACAAGTTGGCTTGTCTTTGTTGGTACTGAAATGTCAATGCCAGTAAGTCCGGATTGGTTCGCGGTGAACGAGCCGAGAGCCGTGCCGTTTCTGGATATTGTCAATTTGCCATTATTGACGGTCGGGATTGTCGGCTTATCGCTCAAGTCGTTGTAAGACCCGCTGGTAGCAACAGTTGCAAACGAATCGTTTACAAGTTGGCTTGTCTTTGTTGGTACTGAAATGTCAATGCCAGTAAGTCCGGATTGGTTCGCGGTGAACGAGCCGAGAGCCGTGCCGTTTCTGGATATTGTCAATTTGCCATTATTGACGGTCGGGATTGTCGGCTTATCGCTCAAGTCGTTGTACGACCCGCTGAACGCAACGGCCTTGAGGTCGCCGAACCACTTGGCAATCTTGCCGAAGATAACGGACAGCTTCTCGCCAGTGGATATGTTCGTGCGGGCGCTTGCAGTAGAGAACGTGGCCGTCATATCGGAGCTGTCGCCGTCAATGACGGCCTGTTGGCTAGGCGTAAAGACTGGAATGCTGATGGCGTATTCCTGCACCCATGCCACGGACGAGCCGCTTACTGTGGCACTCCAGCGTTCGGCCGTTCCTACTCCCTGCACGTAGGCGTAGTCCTTGTCGACAATATCCACTCCGCCGTAAGGGGTGTAACTTGGCAAGTCCGATGAATCCGTGAACGGGTCGCCGTTGTCCGTAATCAATTTGCCGCCGAGGTTCTGCAACATTCCGTTGACAAAATCCACAACCGCCTTGATGGTCGGGTAGTACGTGTTGCTGCTCTCATAGCCGGTAAGGGTCGTCTTCTTGTTTTCCAGCTTCTCGCACGTATCCACGGCCTCGTTGATCGCGCTAGTCCAGTCCGGGAACGCGATGTCGTCGAATTCTGGGGTAATTACCCCGTCCGAGTCCTGCGAGATTCCGACGATCGTCTTCGTCGTGCCGCCGGAAACTCTTACAGGAGTCTGCCTGTCCTTCTTGCCGTTGAGCGCGTTCGCGACTCCGTTCACGGCCATGGTGAGGGTCGCGATGGCGTTCTTGATGGTTGCCGCGAGACTTACGACAAAATGCTTCACGCCGCCCTCGGTGTTCTCGTCGACGTCGATTTCTCCGACCTTACCTTCCACGCTCACGGGTGTGCCGGAGCCGCCACCACTTCCGCCCCGCGCCTTGTAGTTGCTTACCGTCCACATAAGGCCGCCGAGGCGATTGTACACCTCAATGCGGTATGTCTTCGTATCGTCAACGATCACGACGGCGCGCCCGTAACTATCGAGTACGATGTCAGCTTCGTTCAATGTCCCGTCGAAATTCTTGTACGTTGTCGCCCTGTCGTCAGTCCCGTTGAGAAAGACGCGGAGAAATCCGCTGACTTCGTTCACGCCGCCGATGCTCTGGAATTGCTTGTTAGGGTCAAAAAGGTATTGCAAGGCCATGATTCGTTCCCCTTACATAAGGATGATTGGCTTGTTCGGGTTGGATGCGGAATAGTAGCGGAGCGAGAAGAAGTCGTTGTACTGCTCATGCGCGTTCCATGTCGTAAGCTGCACGCTGTGGACTATGTGTCGTCCTATTTTGTTCTCTGTGCTGATGCCTTCGCCGAGGTTGTCCGTGAGAGAGTATTCCTGCGTCCACTTCCCGAAGTCGATGGACGTGAGCGCGGTGCGCTGGCTCGCGGTCGGGAATGCGCGCAGTTCAACCGGCGAAACGTAGCCGCTGTTCGAAAGGTCGGTGTCGTATGCGGTTTCCGCCGTCCAGTCGTTCGAGAAGGATACCTGGGCGGAGTCAGCAGGGCATTCGCCGCCGTTACCGGAGTATACGATGCCAGTGAGGCGTCCCGCCTTGAAGAACAGGCTGCGGTTCGTCACGTTGGAATAGAACGGCGCGCGAATGCCGTAGGCGTTTCCGCTGAAAGTGTTGTTCACGATGCGGATAGATGGCTCGATGCTGTTCACAACGTCCGTCGCGTCCGCGAACTTCTGGAACGTAATAGGCACCGCGTTGTTTACCGTACAGCCTTCCATCGTGAAAGTCATATAGTACGAATTGCCGGACTTGTACGGGTATATTCCAAGCTGGCACGCGGTTACCGTGCAGTCCTTGAGAGAGAGTCTCTTGTGGATGATAGTGCAGTCGTGGAGGTGGCACTTCGTGAACGATGCGGGCTGCACGTCCGTCTCGTTGTCGTTCGATGCCGCCATGCCTACAGACCACTCGCAGTCGTAAAGGTTGACAAGTGGCGCGATGTCCCACGCCGTCGACTTCGCGAACTTGGAACGCTCCCCGAAAAGGTTCGAGAACGCCGAGCCGTCCGCGAGGTACATCTCGCAGCCGTGTACGTTCAACGTGGTGCCGGTGAACTTGACCGACTGCGCGCGGACATTGAACAGAGAGACGGAACCGCCAGCGAGGTCGCACAGCCCGTCGATGGTGGCGTCGTGTACCTCTTCGAGTACCGATGCAACCAGTCCAGAAATCCTGCGGCCTTCGATGTATAGCTTCTTGGACACGTTGAGCGAGTTCGCGATGTCGCATAGCCGAGCCTTGACGTATATGTCAGCGTTGCCGAAGTCCTTGAGCTCGATCACGTTCATCGGAGCGTTGCCGTTTACCGAGAGGAAGTCCACGAACGCGCCCGCGTAGGTGCCGGAGAAATTGATGAAATTGAACGAGGCCGCGCTGTACGTGGTCGTCCACAGGTTGTCATCCCAGCGTGCGCCCTGGAACTTGACCTTGTCCATCGTCGGGTTGAAGATTCCGCGCGCGCAGAAATTGCAGTTGCTGAACTTGAGATAGCCTTCCGCCGTGTACGTGGCATTAACGCGCATGTCGCCCTCTACCGTCTTGCCGGTAACGGCGCATGACGATGAGATGGTCCTGTTCGCGATGAAGTCGCGGTCGATGACGAGCTTGTCAGCGTTGCAAGTCCAGAATGCAGAAAGCGAACGGAACCACGAGAGCCGCGCCTCATGCTGTCGCGTGAAGTAGAAGTCGGCGATGTAGCCCGCGCCGCCCTCGTCCGCTTCCATGCCGTCAAGGTGGAAGAATGCGTTCGGGAACTTCGCGCCACGGTCGAACTTGACCGTCTTCGTGGTCGTGAAGATCGTGTTGGCAGCGTAGGAGCCTTGCACGAATCGTGGAATAGGAGAAGTGCAGAGAAGGTGCGAGCCGACTTGCGACGGATAAGAAAGGAAGCTGGAAATATTGGTCTCGTTCACTCCGGGGAACACGCCGTAAAGCGTACTCGGAATGGAGTCGCAATCCCAAAGGAGAATCCAGCGGCCAGAATCGGAATTGTTGGACGCGATAACGTAGCCGCCGTCCGGCGTATTGTTCGCATCCTCGTCCCAAAGGTAGAAGCGTGCGGGGCTGTCGCCATTTTCGTAATACCCCGTAACGAGAACCACTCCGGAATCCGTGTTTGCATCCTCAAGGTCTGCAATCGTTTCAACGTTCGTCACGGATTCGCCAACAGGAATTTCAAAACCTACTTCGAAATTGTCAAACGGTGCAAAATCCTCGTCCGGAGAATCCGGCGTCATGTGTCCTGTCTCGCCGATGTATTGCTGAATGGAAACGTCGATGATTGACGCGTCAAAGAACACGGTATCGTCAAGGCGCCCCGCATTGTTGAGAAGTTGTGGATTCTGTGATTCCACGAATGCGTCGCCCTGCATGGAATAAACAGTCGCCTTGACGTCGCTGTCGTGTACATAGAAAGTAACACGCCCCACGAGTGGCATGCCGTCAAGTCCTACGATGCTCTGCGGGTTGAATCCAATCTTCATTTATACACCTGTTCCCAAAGTCTTGAAAATTTCACTGGCGCTCTTGATCTTCTGCGTTTCGAGTGCGACCGCCTTGGACTCCACGTCCATCTGCGCCTTGTCTGCCTCGGCTGCGATTTTGACAGCGTCCGCTCCGGCTTCGAGTTCAGCCTGCACCGCCATTTCTTCCAGCTTAAATTCATGCTGCTGCTCGGACTTCGCCATGTCGGCAAGGATGCTCTTGTCCTGGCTGCGTTCGCTGCGTGCGTAGTCTTCAACCTGCGCCGTGAGGTTGATGATTTCCTGGTCCTTCTGCTCGATGGCCTGTTTCATCTGTTCAATTACTTCGGCCTGCTGCGCTTCCATTTCGGTAGGCTGCGGGGCGGCATTGAGTTCGGCAAAAAGCTGCGCGAGGATTTCGTTGTCCGGGTGCGTCTTCAAGATTGCGTTCACGATGGCCGGCTTCTGGTTCGGTTCCACGATGCCGACGAGCGAGGTGAGTTCCTGTCTTGCAATCTGCAGCTGCATGTAGGCTTCGGGGCCTTGCGCCACGTCAATCTTCTGTCCGGCATGGCCGAGCAACACCATAACCGTGTCGCCCAGCGCCTTGAAACTCGTGCGGAGGTGCGAGAAAAAGTGCTTGATGTTGTTCTGGAAAACCTGGCTCGTATAGAGCACCGCCGTCGCCGTGATTTCGCTCTCGTTGTTTGCGAGGCCCTTCGAATCAACGCCGGTTATGCTCGTGAGCATTTCCATTGTGCCGCTCGTGATCTGCTGGAGGTCGGCGAACTGGATGTTCGGATTGTAGACTTCCGGCAACGGGAGCTGCGTCTTGCCGTCATTGGCGAGGCGCTGCCCGGGCAGGATAGGATTGATACCAGTCCCAGCCTTCTTGTAATACTTGTCGAGGTTCTTGAAGGATTCCAGGTAGCCGCGGAACTGCGGCTTCGGAGAAAGCTGGAGCCTTTCAATTAGCTGCGTCATGGAATAGTTGACGATGCGCTGCACCGTCTTGCCCTTCGCAATAAGGCCCCTGTAAATGATGTTGTCCGATTCCGTCCATGTGCGTTCACCGAGGACCGGAAAAATCGGGATACGCTTGATTGGCAGCACGTCGCTGGGTTCATCCGTCTCGGTGATTTCTTCAGCGCCTTCGGGTTCTGCTACGCCGTCGCCTTCGATATTTCCTTCTTCGAGCAGTCTTTCTTCTTCCGGCTTCTCGTCTTCCACCTGCATGTCGTTCACGAAAGTGGCGACATGGCAGCCGTCCGTGTCGAGGTAGTAATAGGTAACGATAGGAATGAGGCCAGGCTTCGCGAAGGCGCCAGCAAAAACCGGTTTTGCACGCTTTTCGGGTACGTACTGCTCGCCCATGTGGACGCGAATCCATTCCTTGCTGCGGTAGTCGATGAGGGCGCCTTCCATGGCGTCGGAGCCGTCCAGCTCCGTGGAGTCGGGGTCAAGCATGACGCGTTCGGGGTCGGTAATTGCGTAAATGACCGGAACGTCTCGCCCGTCGGCTGTCGTGTCGGTGCCGAGACAAAGAACGCCGAGGCCGAACGAAACGCAATCAAGCAGGGCTTCTTCCGTTGCGAACCTGTTGGAATCTTCCGCAAAAAAGTCGTCGATTTCCTTGTCAATGTCTGCGTTGCCGGTGTACCACGTGAACGGGAATGAGCTGTACTTGTTTGCAACGCTGTGTACCTGGTTCGCTAGAACGTTGACCGTCACGCGGTTTCTCGTCTTTTCGATGAAGCCGTCGTCTTCTTTAGTCCATTGACCGTCGCCGCTCATGAACGAGCGGTCTGAACGGATTCGTTCGTACATATCGGAGTAAGCCTCGCGGGAGCGCTTGGCGAACTTCTTGAACTTATAGAGAATGTCTTCTGCCATACTACCTCTAAACTACACAGGCGCCACTATTCGTTGCTAATTTCCCAGGTCTTTCTGTGCGCCGCCGTACCCTTCAGCAAGTCGTTGCCACGTGTGAGCAGCCACAGCTTGAAATCGTCGTTGCTGTGGTTTTCGTCGGCATATCCGAACTTCACGACGGAAGGGTCCTGCGCGATCACGCCCAGGTAGAACTCGTCCTTCGGCGTTAGGGTTTCCTTGCCGAGTACGTCGGAAATCTTGGCGCGTGTCTTGCGGTCCTGCATTTCCTGTTTTTCTTCTTCTCGAATATTCTCAATTTTTTTTGTCATTGGTGTAAACGATTCGGTCGTAATACCAACAACAGGGACTCCGTTCAAACGCGAAAGCGCAAATTCGGCATCCTTGTCGCCGCCGTACTTGTTAGTTCCGAGAGTGACGGCTGCTGGACGTGCGAAGTCAAGAACGCGTCCCATCTTCGAAGTAGGTGTAGGGAGTCCTCGTTCTGCCGCGGTCTTGTCCGCACTTTCAAGGATTTTCGCAATTTTCATCATGGGGGAATTTTCGCCTCCAGAACTCCTGCGGAGTTGCTGGTTCAACAACCGGGCGGAATTGGCTCCGCCACGCAGGAGGCCGAACTTCACGCCCATGTTGGTGGCTGCACCCCATAGAGCGTCACCTAGCGAGAAGTCGCTGCGTTCCGTGTTCGGGTCGCTGTCGCCACGCATTGCGGCGTCTGCCGCCTCCGTTAGAATCGGGGCAGCGGAGTTGCCGACCACGTTGGAAATGACGGGATTCGCGAGAACCTTGCTCGCGTATCTCCCGGTCTTGCCGATGGAACCGACGATGCCGCCGGTCGGTACTGTCATGAGGCCGTTTTCAATGGCGTCGCCTGCGTAATCTTGCCACGTAGGGTCGCGGCCCTCAAGGAGCGCTTCTTGCTGTCTCGGTGCGAAAATCTTGGAAGTGAATCCGTTCGCCTTCGCGATGGCGCCCTTGATGCCGTCGAGGTCTTCTCCATTTAGAATGCGTTCGCGGTCCTTGCGAATCTGTTCCTCTGTGGCGTCGTTCATGGCGGATTGCCACACCTTCTTGACGGTAGCCCATCCGCGCTTTCCAAAGACCTCGTTTTCTTCGACGTCCTTCTTGAACTGGTTCACCTTCTTGGGAAAATCTTCGAGGAATTTCTGCTCCGCCGTCCTTGCGCCCTTCATGTTCTTCGGGTCGTCTTTCAGGCCGAGCACATCCTTCGCGATAACGGACACGCTGGGGAACGTGATTTCTTTCGGAACGTCTGCGTCGGGGAAATCGTCGGGCATATCCTCCGCAATCTTGGCGAAGGCAATCTGGTCGGTTTCTGCAGGATAGTCTTCTATGACAAGACCAACGTCCGGAATAATTTCACCGGATTCAACCCTGTTATTGAAAATTTCTTTTACGGAGGACATTACTTTTTACCTCCTCTCGGTACGGGGTTTCCGTATTCGTTGAGCTCGTAGAGTTCAATAAACGCCTTTTCTTCCGGCGTCTTTTCCACCTTTTGAACGATGGCATTCCAGCGCATTTTCTTGCTTTCGGGAGTTCCAGACGTACCGAAGGCGGCAGCGGCGTCGTTCGCCATTTTCTTGCGTGCCGCACGCTTCTGCTCCTGTTTCTTCTTATATTCGGGTGTCTTCTTTTCGTATTCGGACACGATGGCCTTGAGCTCCTGCGAAAGTTCGCTGTTCGGGTCCGCCGCGATAATATCCTCTGCCGACTTCACGTCGGCTTCGGAAAGCGTACCACGGCGTGCGCGAATCCAGAACTCCGTCCCGATTTCCCTCGCGGTCTTGTTCGTTCCCGTTCCACCGCCTTCCATGTTTTCGAGGCGGTCCTTGAGTTCGTAGTACAGGGCCGGCAGCTTTTCGCCGGAACGTTGGGCCATCTTTTCGGCCTTTTCAAGAGCTACCTCGATGTTGTCGCGTGCGAGCAGTTTTTCTTCCGTAGACGGTGACTTTAGACCGGACGCGATTCCTTTAGCGCGGTAGAGGATTTCCTCGACAGGAGAAATGGCAACGCCGGCAGCGTTCGCCCTGCGGCTTACGATGTTGTCGTAGGCGCTCATGTCGCCGAGTTCGGCACGCTTGGTCGCAATGTCCCACTCGGCCTCGTTCCCGATTTCCTTGTCAAGTTCGGCAAGCCTTGCGTCGATCTCGGCAAGCCGGGCTTCCTTTTCCATCAATGCGGAACGGTCGCCCATGCGCTGCCGCACGAATTCGGTGCCGGTGACGGGTGCGATTCCCTGGTTCTTCGGCTGGTAATTGTTCCATCTAAAATCCATTTAATTAACCTCCCGCCGCTTCGGCGTCGTAGTATTTCTTACCGAACCAACCCATCTGCGGGTCGTATGTCGGCTTCCCAAGCAGGTCCTTTGAATCCGTGTGCTTGTATTTTCCATTGCGGCAAAGCGCCCGACCGATGCTCGGTGCGGTCAAAAGGGACTTCGCGATGTCGGTAGTGTCTCGGAGGTCGGTGCCGCTGCGGTACGTGTACCACTTGCCGCCGCCTTTCCATTGTACCTGTATCTTCCCGTCCTTGTTAATTTTCACGCCGCTGATTGCCGTGGATGATGGCCCGAAGGCCACGCGCGGCTTGTTGTCCTCGCCAGGCCACCATTGGACCATCGTGCCTTCTGTTCCGTTCTTTACGGCCTGGTTGTGGCCCTGAATGGTCTGCACGAGCGCGGCGTCCGCGTTCGAGTAGTCGATGTTCGGGTTGACTCCGGGCAGCACCGTCTCGTGCGGCTTTCCGTCCTTTCCTGTCACCCATGTCTTGTTGTTAAGCTTCGTGACCTGGTAATTGAAATCGCCAGGCAGAGGCGGATAGTCGAAAACGGCACCCGCGAGCCCTTTCTTCGCTGCGGCCTTTCCGGCAACACGTGAAACGGCGCCACCCGCAAGAAGTCCGGGCAGCACCGACGTGACGAGTGTCGGAACGAGGTCAAGGACGCGCTTCCAAGATACGGCCATCTGTTAGCCTCCGAGCCCGGCCTTGAGCGACGCGATTTCGTTTTCGAGCTTCGCCTTTTCGGCGAGAAGGCTTTCGCGTTCGGCCTTCTTCCCGTTCATCCTTGCGGCGAGTTCCTGGAATCCCTGCTTTCTGCGGTCTTCATCGGCGATTCTGCGGTCGCGGTCTTCCGCGTTCATGCGGTCGATTTCCGCCTGACGCTGGCGCTGGTATTCGCGTTCGTCCTTTTCGGCCCAAGAACGCTTTACGCCCATTATCGCGTCACCGACGGCACCGAGGTTTTCGCGGATGCGTTCTTTCTCGGCTCCGGTTTTCGGGGTCGCAATCGTCGGCTTGTTCCATCTGAAATTTACGGCCATTGCCATTTCAACCCCCTATGCGAAAATCGCCCCGGCAACCTTCGCGGCTCCGCCGATGAAGTCGCCCATTCCGTTGGAACGGCTGGCGTTGAGGTTAGCCTTGCCCTGCTGGATGTCGCTCATGACTTCAAGGTCGGCGTTGTTCTGGTTCGCCATGTTGCTGTAATAGTTGCCGATTGCTTCGGAAAGCGCCGAGCGGTCGCCGCCGTAGATTCCGGCGAGCGTTCCCATGTTGTCGATTTTCTGCTGTCCGGTCTGCCATTTCTGCAGCTGCTGGTTGCGGTCCTGAATCAACTTGTCGTATGCTGCCTTCCATTCTTCGGATGCGAGCGCCTGCTGTTTCGCGGCAACCTTGTCAAGATAGTTGGAAGAGAACCTGTTGCCGCCCGATGCGCCCGCGTTTTCGATGGCGCCAATGGCGGCCGCGACACGCTGCTCGCGTGCGGGGTCCAGTAAGTCGTTCACGTCGCCCTTGTATTCAAAATCCTCGCGGTTGCCGATGGCTTCGGCGAGCCTTGCGACTGCGTCGTTGTACTTGGCGGCGTTGTCTCCGTACATGCCACGCATCTGCCCGTAATAATCGTCATACAAGGCACGGTTAGCCGCGCCAGTCTTGTCCGCGTATGCCTTGATTTCGTCAAGGCTGCGGATTCCCTGGTTTACTGCGCCCGTGTTGGACGTGCCGAGAAGGTCGCCAACTACATCGAGAAAACCCATTTATTTATCCTCCTTCCCGCATTCCTTTTTCGGTTCGGTCTTTTTCTTGGACTTTTCCATTTCTTCGGCTTCTTCAGCCTCGTCAAGCTCGATGTTGTCGATATAGCCCTCGATGGCGTCCTTGAGCTTCTTCATCCCTTCCAGGATTTCCTTCTGTTTTTTATCCATTTTTATCTCCAATAGTTCCGAACATAAGTACCTGTACGACGGCCTTTTCCGGCATGGTGAAGTTTCTGTCTTTGGCCTTTAATACTAAACTACCCGAATGGCCCGAATTTGCCCACGAGAGCAGGCTTGTTCTCGGTGGCGTCACCGGTAGCATGTTGGGACCCGCGTCCAGGGTGGCCGTCATGGCTACCATGAACGGGGTCTTGACGACGTGCCATTCGCGCTCGTCGTACTCGTTCCAAATCCCGCAGAGGACACCCCATACATCCTCCTTGGGGCTGTTCATATTGATGAGTGCGTTACGCATCCTAGATCATCTCCGCCGTTGCTTCCGCCCTGATGGAACAGGAATTGAGAATCAGTTCCGTCGGGTGCGAATACGTCAAGCGCAAGACGCACTTGCGGCACATGCCGAGGTTATAGAACCGGACGCGGTGCAAATAGTCGCCGGTCCGGCCGAGCGAAGACGAGCGCACGTTCCCGAAGGTGTTGCCGCCGTCCTTGCTGACTTCGAGCAAAAGCATGGGCTTGAGTTCGTAATCTTCCCACGAGCCGACGTTGCACTCGATGGCGATTTCTTCTAACATGAAGTTGCGGAGGTTGTCAACGATTACCGCCGTCTGCCTGTGGCGAATCATCGGGAGGCTGCTTCCGTCAGGATAGTCCTCCTTCCAGTAATTCCCGTCAAAGAGGCAGATGCAGCCGTCATTCGTGAACGTGTAGAACTTTTCGTTGAAATAGGCAACCGAACCGGCACGCCATTGGGACTCGACTCCGCTCGTCTTGTTTCGGCTCGTGCGCTGGTGCCATCCGCCATCGAGCGTGTCGTACACCCAGGTCTCGCCGATGTTATTCAGCTGTAGCACGTAGAAATTGTGGTCCGCGATGGAGTAGCAGAACCCGTAGGCGGACTCGGTGGACTCCTGCAACAGCTTATGTTCGAGCCAGTCTTCGGAGATTTTCTTGAACGCGGTCCCTGCCACCATCATGACGGCCTTTCCGTACTGCGCGCCCGACGCCACGAAATAAACCACGGAGCCGGAAGACGCGACGGAATAGGGAGCCTCAAGCCCGAAGGAATTCTGCGCCGTGTAGCTTGTGCGAATCCAATCTTCGAACTCACCGCTGCCGCGCTGCCAGATTTCAACCGTTTTCGGGCCATACACATAAAGCGTGGGGCCTACGGCATAGAGGGCGTTGATGTTGTCGGAGCTTGATTCGGTGTTGAAATATTGCTGTACGTGGTAATCGTCATCGAAAACGTGCAGGCGCGATTCCACCACCTCCGTCTTGACCGTCACCCCGTCGCTCTTGTATTCGGGTTTCCCGTCCAGTCCCATCTTGAACATGGTGCGCTCGTCGTTTGCGAGCGGGTACGGCTTGGAGTAATAACAGTAACCGGAGCCGGAATCGTTCACGACGATGGACCCCGCAACCACGGCCACATGGGACGGCGTAATCGTCCCGCCCCTTGCCGTTATGCGTTCGGGCAGCTGAATCTGTACGAGTTCGCCGCCTTCAAGAAGGTCGTAGTAGTAAAGGTTCACGCCGTCGGCAACGAGAAGGAGCGCACGCGGGCCGCCCGTCTCCGCGAAGGAGATGCGCGAACCCGTGGGCGCCACGTTACCGATGAAAGTCCGGTTTCCGTATGCGTCGAAACGGAAAAGGCCGTTGCGGAAAACCGCGAAAAGGTCTTCCTTGGAGTTCTGCGCGGCGAGCCCTATCGTGGAAACGTAGGCGCCACGGCAGCGGGTATTCTCCACGACAACAGAGAGCAGCTTCATGCCAGGAACGGATTCCATGTACTCGTCCGCCCCGTTCTTGGAGTAGAACATGTTGCAGGACCATTGAGAGCCCTGCATGGCAGGGAATTTCGCCTTGTTGCTTGCGCCCACAAGGTACTGAAAAACTTTGCCTGTCGCCATCTATGCCACCCCCTTAAAAACCGGCGCCTTCGAGAATGTCATTCGCCGGGGTCGTATAAAGACCAATGAGCTCGTCGTTGAGCATCGGGCGGTTCTGCGCCGTGTTCGTGTCGATTGCCTTCATGGCCTTCGTGAGTTCCAGGTCAACTTTATCGCCGTAGGAATAAAGCTTGAAGCGGTTCACCATCTTCTGTTCGAGGGCGTAAAGGATGAGGTTCCTGTAAAGGGGCGAGAGGTAGATGAATTCGCCCAGCTGGTAGTCGGGCAGAGCCGAGTTTTCGTAAACTCGGAGCTCGCATGGGTACGTTCCGTTAAGGCGGACGCGTCCAACCCTACGCTGGTTGCCGGAAGGTGCCGTTTCGAATTCCACGCCATAGCACCACTGCGTCGGCAGCGAATACGTGAACGAGCGGTCCATGGATTCCACGTTGGACGGGACGAGTCTCGCGTACCTGATGCCGATTTTTCTGCTTACGCCCTGCACCGAGTCGGGCGGTTCCGCGTCGATGACGTTGGAGCCGTGTTCCTCGCCTTCTTCCAGCTTCTTGAACACGATGTCGCCGGCGCCCACCACGTCGATGGTCTTCACGGTCAGGCTGATGTAGTTGTCGGAGTTCAGCCCCGCGATGGCATTGTTGAGAAGCCGGACGCCGACCGCCTGCTGTTCGCCGTCGATTTCAGTACCGAAACCGAGGTCGTCATACGCTTCTTCAATGAGTTTGTTTACTGACAGCATTAAATACCTCTTTACTTCCAAACTACACAACACGGAAAAGACGCCCCTTTATGGCAAAGGGCGCCTTTTCGTCCGGAGGGGTACGTGTCCAGAATTAGTCGAGCAACAGGTAAGTCGTTACGGACTGACGCGGCTCGAAGATCTTGGTTACGAACGGCATGTCGATACGGAAGTATTCGACACCGTTGAGGATAGCCGGAGCGGACTGCATCTTGAGGGTGATGAGTTCGCCTGCACCCACGTTTTCCTGCTTTGCAGCCGGGAGGTTTTCGAAGGTCTGTGCGTCGAAGGAAAGGGCCTTGACGTTACGGACCTGGCCGACCTGGTAGTGTTTGGAAGCGGTGAGGAGCGGGGTGAGGGAAAGGGTCACGGTCGTGCCGACGGTTGCGGAACCGATGGCAGCTGCGGACATGTGGGCGTTCGGGTTGCCGTAGCCCTTGCCGCTGGCGGTGATGCGAATCTGCGGGATGTAGGTCACGTCGGAGGCATTGCCGTCGGCGTCATAGACGCGTTCGGTGTTCACGATAACGACGTAATCCTGGTCGGTTTCCACGCCACCTTCGTCAACCACCTTCAGGCCGTTCACCTTGTAGGCGAGACCGGCAAAGAGGGTGCCGGAGCCGGCGGTTGCGGTGCTGATGGGCTTCACGCCGATGATGTTGTTGGAAGCGTCCTTCACGACATTGGCAGAAATCGTCACGCTCGTGCCCATGCCGGTGGTGTCGAGAATCGGCATGCCGGGCATGTTGACGTGGGAGGCGTTGGCGTACATGCCGATGCTTGCGTCTTCGTAGATTTCCTTCTGGATTTCGGAAGGCAGGAACAGGTTGGCGCCGGTGCGGCCGATCTTGGCGAGCAAGGTCGGGGTCTGGAAGTCCACGCGTTCGCCGGTGACGGAAAGTTCGTCAAGGGCAGCGGAAGCGTCGGACAGCATGTCGTAGCCGACGGAGGTGGCGACAACGGCCTGTGCGGAGCGGTAGGCGTTCTGCTTGATGATCTGCTTCTGCACGTCGCGAGCGAGCTTCTTTGCGCGCTTGTCAACCATTTCCTTGTTGAAGTCTTCGATGTTGACGAGTGTGTCCCACAGGTCAACTTCTGCGGCGGTGTTGAAGTTGTCCATCCAGGCGGTCACTTCTACCTGGTGAGCCTTGTCCGGAGTGGCAACAAGGCCGCGGTTGGTGGAACCTGCGTCCGGAAGATAGCCGTGGACGGCCATGCCGTATTTACGGCCGCGCAGTTCGCCTTCCTTGAAAAGGTGGTCGGCGTTCTTGATGTAGTCAAGATTCTGTTCGATTGCGTTTGCGAGCAAGATGAGTTTCTTGCGGTTGCTGAAAGTACCAGCCATAGTTTTAAACCTCGTTTTTCGAGTGAGTGTTTTTCCGTTTGTCGCCGTGCCCCTACGGCAAAATCGAGGCTTTGAAATCTTTGTCGGCCTATTGTGAGGCGGCCAGCCTATAAGAGCCTGCCCGGCTTTGGGGAAGGCGTTCCTGGTGCCTTCACCGCATACACTACACTTGAGACACAAAAAGCCCCTCCGGAGAGGGGCCACGAGGAGAAAAAATGTTTTTATCGGTGGGCTTTAAGCCATGCCTTGACGGCCTTCGGGTCGCTGAACATGTCGGGCTGCATGGTGCTACCGCCAGCCTGCCGTCCGGGCTTTCCGAGGTGCGGGATAGGTTTCGCCGGTGCGCCTGCAGGCTTCGCTTCAGGGGTCTCGTTGACGAGCTCGGACTCGATGGCACGCAGTTCCATGTATATTGCGAGCGGGTTTGTCCTGCGAGGGTTGAACACGCGTTCGAAGGTGGCCTTGTCGTTGATCATCTTTTCGAGAACCATCGGCCCCATCGGGTCGTTCATGATGTAGTCGGAAGCGACGGGACACTGGTCCAGCACTTCGCCGAGGCCGCGCCGGTTGCAATAGCTCACGCGTGCGTTGAATTTCTTGATTCGTTCGGCGTCGCCCTTGAAGGCTTCGTTCACGTTCTCGGTCCATTTTTCGCGCAGCTGACGCACCTCGTCTTCCTCGGCCTGTCTCGTCTTCGCGTCTTCCGCTTCCTTCGCCTTCCGTTCCGCATCCTTCGCGTCACGGTCAGCCATGATGGCGTTCACCTTCTGCTCGGCCAGGTAACTGATGTAAGCGTCGTCGCCGCCTTCGCCTTCGGGGAAATCCTCGCGAGTCTTGACTTTTTCCTTCGGCGCCACCTGTTTTTTCAGGTCTTCGACCTGTTTGAGGAGGTCGTTGTACTTGGCGTCGCGGTCGGCAAGTTCAGCGGCGTGGCGGTCATGTTCCTTTTTCAGCTGGCGCTTGAAGCTGAACGTGGCCCGTTCAAGAGGGTCGCTCGGAATGTCGCGGTACTGCTTTCCGCCCTTCGGGTCCCCGTCCGGTTCCGGCGTCGGTTCCGGTTCGGGGTCTTCCGAATGGGAAGGCTCCGGTTCGGGTTCGGGGTCAGGCGTCGGTTCCGGTTCCGGCTGCGGTTCCGGAGCCGGTGTCGGGTCTGCAGCTGCTGGAGTTTCTTCAGGCGTGGCGCCTTCGAGTTCGGCCTTCATGTCGGCCATGATCTTGTCGTATTTCTTGGACATCGTCGTCTCCTTGTTAATTATGAAAATCAGTCGTCCTTGCGGTCCTTTTTCTTGCTCCCAGATACCAATGGCAGGCGCCTTCCGTCTATGGCTGTTGAAAACAGGTCGATGGCCGAATCCAGCGGGAGCATCAAGTTTTTCTTCTTCTCGGTGTCGCGCACGTAGTTACGGAGCCTGTTCTGCACCGCCTTCGTTAGATAGTTCACTATATTGCGCGAGGACGAGTTCGTATCCACGAGCGTATCTGCGGAGCGTATCGTGTTCACGATCATGAGCGACTGCACGTCCTCGGACATGAATTCCTGCAGGTGCATCGTGTAGCGCGGGTCTTCCTTCGGCAACAGGAGCGTCGCCATCTTGACGATTCCCTTTATGATTTCGCCGTAAATGTTGTCGATCTCGGCAGGGCATATCCTCTGCCGTCTCATCCTGATCGCCATTTGCAAAATGCCGGCATCGTCGTACACGTTCACGTTCATAAGTACCCCTAGTATTCGCTCATTATCTGTTCTTCCTCGGCAGCGGTCACGCCCGACACCACCCTGTCGGCAACCATGAGCGGGTCGTCGCCTGTCCACCTGTCAAGGCACGTGAGGGCGGCAGCGTCCGCAGTATCCGGGGAACGTTTCAGCACTTCCTTGAGTTCCGCCTTCTTGACGATCATGAGACGGTCGCGGTTGTCCTTGAACCACTTCATCGCGCAAAGCTGCCTTTTCAGTTCCGCCGACTTCTCGAAGCCGTCGACGCAGAGGCCGTTCTTCACGTAGTCGGCAAGGTTGAAGAACATCTCCGCGCGGATGTTGCCGTACTTGTCCTTGCGTTCCTCGGAAGCGGACGAGGCAAAGTTCACCTGCTTGCAGTTCATTTCGTACTTGAGGATGTTGTACTCGTAGTCGCTGAACGCGTGGTCCATGTTCAGCTCGTCTATTTTTACTTCCCTGTTGGACTGCCTGATGCGGCGGACGCATTCCTCGTGGTCGATGCCGTTCAGTTCCCACATTTCCAGCACCACGTTCCCGCGACGCTTGAAGAATGCGGTGCAGTCCCTTTCCACGCCGTCGGCGCAGTCCAGGCCCGCGATGACGCGCATGTCCGTCGACGGCGCGGGTTCTTTCGGGAAATCCGCGAGCTGGATGATGGCGGCGGCACCGAGCCCGGAGAATATCTTGCCGAGGATTTCCTGCTGGTACATGTTGTCGTCGTGGATTTCGGAGAGAATTAGCTTGAGTTCCTCCTCCGAAATCTTGTCGTTGTCCATCGTGGACGCGGAAATTGTCTCCCAGTCGCACTTCGGGTCGGAAAATACAACGTTCCACAGCGAGCCGAGGCGCGGCGTGGTAGCCCCAACGATGCGGGTGCGCCCTTCGGATGCACGCATGCAGGGACCCCATATGGAGAGGATGTTCGCGGGAGCCAGGAACATCTCGTCCAGAAGGATAAGGGACACCTTGGAATAGCCGCGGGCCTTGTCCACGCTCTCGTAGGTTCCGAACCATACGTGCGAATTGCCTAGTGTCATGAGCATGGGACGCTCGCGCCACTCTATCATGTCGTAGATACCCCACGCGGCAGCAAGGTTCTTTATTTCGGCGTATAGCGTGTCGTGGAGTGTGTCGTAGCATTGACCGCCCACCATCACGTTCTTGCCGTTAAGGAGCGTGAGCAGGCAAAGGGCGGCGCAGACGTATGACTTGCCGGCGCCACGCCCGCAGATGAGCGCTGACTTGCGTGCGGCGGACTTGATTAGCTTCCGCTGGTGCGGGAGCAGGTTGGAGAGGTCTATTTTGATCTTGCGCCGTTCCAATCAGTCCAACCCTGTTACCGTTATGTCCACTCCGCCGGTGATGCGGTTTTCGAGTTCCACCTTCTGCTTGCGCTCGGCAGCGTCCTCGGAGTTCGAATAGTCAAAGCCGGCCTTCTCCATGGCCTTGAGCAACAGCTCGCCCTTCTTCCACAGCTTCTTGTCGATGGCCTTGAAGAATTCCACGGGGATGTTGTAGGCTGTCGCCTCCATGACGAAATTTCGGTGCTGTTCTGCGCGTAGAGTACGCAGGGAGGCGGATTTCTTCGCCCCCTTCAGCCGGTCTTCTTGCGTCATAGTGTGCGATTTTGAGCCGAAATTAGCCAATTTCGACTTTTTAGCCCCTTTTTGCGGTGTTAGCCTGCTGTCTTGCCTGTTGGCAGCCATTGGCGCCTCACTTTTCCTTGAGGTCCTGTCGGAGTTCCCAAATTTCGCACAGAATGGCCCTTAAAAGCTCCGGGATTGAAAGTCCGAAGTTGGTGTAGGGGTTGACCGCTTTAGGCGGTTCTAGAGGCGTTTCTGTTGTAATAACGACGGGTTCGGCCGTCTTGGCCTTCCCTGTTTTTCCTTTCGTAGCCATAAAGTACCCGTTTTATGCGTGAAAGTGATACACTTGATACAGTTGTGTAATTTTAATATAATCAAAACTGCAAAAAAAAGCAATAGATAAAAACGAAAAAAGACGGATTTCAACCTTTACGTTAAAAACTTTTTACACACTTTTTGCATTTTACCTATTGCACAATATACACAAATTATGTATATTATAGACGTAAACAACAAACAAGCGAGGAAAAAAAATGAAAAACTTTGTATTTATGGGCGTTGATTTCAACAACTTGAAAAGCGCAAATTTTGTTCCTTTTTATCATGTTGCATATTTGGAATTCAAAAATGGCGGTTGCATAAGAAAAGATTTTGACAACTTGCAACAAATGGTCAATTTCGAAGATCAAGTTAAATATCAAGGTATCGAAAATTGGCGCGGATTTAAAAAGTAAACAACCACCCAACGGCGCACGGGCAACGCCAAAACCCGCAAAACTTTTAACAAGCGAGGTAATAATGCCCAAGGAACGCATCAGTATGTACCTGGACCGCTCGCGCCTGGAGCTGGCGCAGAAGAAGGCTCTGGAGCGCGGCGTGCCGATTAGCACCGCCGGGAACATCTCGGAGCTGGTGAGACTCGCCATAGAAGAATACATCAAGGGAAAGTGAGACGGTGCCGCAAGGCTCCGTTTTTTTTGATTATACGGCGTGCGGTACACATCCCGCCGTTGGCTACAGTCATGGAACGTTCGCCACGCTTTCGCGTAGCCGTATGTCTAAAAAATCCCGATTTTTAGACACAGCACCCATCGAGAGCATCGCGCGCGCGTTATGCCCCCATAGGGAATACTTCTTACTTACACATAATGGTTAAATGAAAGATAATGGTAATGTTTACTTATTACTTCTAACTGATAACTACTTACTATAGTAAGGTTTGGTTTCAGTTTGGTTTCAGTTTGCTTTCAAACCAAAAGCAAATAAAAAGCTATTTGGTTTCAGTTTGCTTTTTTATTTTCAAGCCGTCAAGCGCGTCGAGAATTCGCCGCAAGCCTTCTGTGACGATTTCCAGCGGGTCGGACGCGCCTACGTTATGGAGCAATCCAGCCCGGACGGCCTCTTCCACGTCTTCGCCGAAAGCCTCCTCCAGTTTCATCCCGTTCTTCAACAGCACGGCGAGCTTGTCAAGGGACAGGCCGCTCTTGCCGCTCAAATAGAGGCTCACGACGCTATCCGAGCAGTCCAGGAGCTGCGCCAGTTGCTTGTTGTTCAGGTTCATGCGCGACTTGTAGGCCGTCAGACCTTCGACTAGGTTCATAAAATACCGCCTGTTCCGTGGTTTTTCGGGACAATTTAGCAATATCAAAATTTTTTTGAACTTTTTTTGAAAAAAGTATTGACAAATTTAGAAATACAAAGTATATTTTGAGTATTGAAATAAGAATTTGAGCAACACTCAAACAAAAGGAAGAAAAATGGCTGAATATAAACAGGTTAGCGTAACGCCGCAGACCGCCGCCAAAATCGACGAGCTGAAAACGCGCTACGCTGAAAAGGGAACTCCGATGCAGGCGCCAACGATTGTAGGACTCGCAATCAACAAACTCTCCAAAGACTTGAAGTAAACCTATGGCCGATTCTATCTGGTGGACAAAGATGCTTCACAAGGAAGATTTCTGCGAGCATTTCTGCGAAATGTCCGACAAGGAAATTGTCGACGACATCCGCAAGTCCATCGCGTCCTTCATGAAGCAGCGCGAAGAAGGCGATGATTTCGGCGCAAAGATGGTACACAAGGCGAAGCTCCGCATTGATGCCGTCCATGACGTAAGGTCGGACGCAGGAAAGCAGGGCGGACGCCCGCGCAAGGAAGAACCGGGTGCGGTGGCTATTGACTCCAGTAAGGGTAAGAAATCTGCACAGGCCGGCAGCCATAAGGCCGGCAACGCCATCGCACCCATTCCAGACGCGCAGGCGGAAGACCCCGTCGTGATGAACCTCGCATACTCCGGCGAGTTCGGCAACGTGAGGCTAACCCAGCAGGAATATTCCGAACTCGGCATCCGTTTCGGCAACAAGCGCTCCCTGGACCGCGCAATAGATTCTCTTTCATGCCAGATAGAGAACGGCGAAAAGGACCCGAAAATCCACTACGCCGAACTCGTGAAATGGGCCACGTACCGCGACGACATGGACGAGAAGAAGGAGCTGGAAGACTCCAAGCCAAAGATGACGAACATGGAGAAGTCGTGGATTTCCGCGATGAAGAAAGTGGGGATTATGCAATGATCGACGAACGCACCGTAAATGCAATCGCGGCAGAACTTTCAATCGCGTACATGGCCGCGCACAGGACCGTCCCGGAATCATCGCTCCAAGTCATCGCCGCGTCTATTGCGGACGCCGTACCGGCAATTACCGCAGAAAACGCCCACTCGGTATTCAGGCGCGCCATGCAGGTAGAGGCTATCCCTACCGTCCCCACGCTGACGGACGCGGCAAAGAACCACATGGCCGAGAACTACACGCAGACAGGCGCCGCGCTGGAGTACAAGGACCCTCGCGCCGCATGGCTCCCGGCAGACTACAAGAGGCGATGCCTTAACATGATGACCGCCATCCGCAACCTGTCATCCGCGATTTCCGACGCCGAGTATTCCGAATACTGCAAGGCGCACGTGCGCCACAAGGTCGGAGACCGCTACGAGTACGTAAACGTGCAGAAGGCGCTCGAATTTGACCGACCCAAGAAGGCCATGCTCCAGGAACTTTACTGCAAGTATTGGCGCAACCTTCCGATGGCGCAGGGATTCCCCGCTAACGCCATGCTGAACCACGGACTTACACCGCCGACCGTTCCCGAATTCCGCGAAATGCTCCGAATGGAAGCCGAACGCGCCGCAGCAGAATTTTAACAAGCAAGGAGAAAACCATGAACGAAAAAATCGAGTTCAACGAGTACAAGGACCCCGCGTACTGGCTCAAGCGCCGCGCACGCCGTGCATTCATCGAGGCAGTCGCACCTGCCGCAATCGTCGTCGGCACGCTCCTGGCATTCCTGATTCTCGGCTACATCGAGGTGAGCCTGTGAGCCGACCGCACCCCGAGTACAGCGAGTACGCCACGTGTACCGTATGCGGGCTGCACAAGTACTGCAGGCAGGTCAACCGCTACTTCGTCTGCTACAGCTGCGAGCACGGCAACTTCGCGGGGCTAAAGAACATCAAGAAAAAGGAACAGGGCAAATGACTACTCTCAACGACATCTACATCCTCCAGCGCGTGGCCGAAAAGGCCGCCGAGAAATACAACCGCCGCTGCCGTCGTTTGGTGGCCATCTACCGCGCAGGCCGCAAGGTGGACGCGCGACACTGGGACTACACCGACGTCATGCGACTCCAGATGGAATCGACCGCGAAGGACCTCGACATGGTAATCGAGCAGCAGGCGATGGTCGCAAGCACCGAGCCTGTCAACAACTAGAACAACTTATCAACAATCAACGGAGAAACAAAAATGGAACAACAGAACAGCAACGCGGTGACGGTCGCCACCGAACAGAGCCAGATCACGGCGAAGCTCCTCAACGACTACTTCGCCACCCTCACCGACAAGCTCACCGACGTACAGCGCAACCAGTTCGCGGCAGTCGCGCAGGCTTTCGGCCTCAACCCCTTCAAGCGCGAAATCTACGCCACCACCTACCGCAACAAGGACGGACAGACGGTCATGAGCATCGTCACCGGATACGAGGTGTACCTCAAGCGCGCCGAGATGAACCCGAACTACGACGGATTCGAGACGGAATTCAACGTAGTGGACAAGCAGATGAACTGCACCTGCAAGGTGTACCGCAAGGACCGCCGCATGCCCATCACGTCTACCGTGTGGATGGCAGAATACTCCACCGGGCGCTCGCTCTGGGCGACAAAGCCCCGCATGATGCTCGAGAAGGTCGCTATCGCCACGGCTTTCCGCCGCGCCTTCCCCACCGACTTCGGAGGCATGCCGTACACGAACGACGAACTCCCCGAACACATGACCGGAGCCGACAATCTGGAACAGCAGGGCTACACCGAAGTGCAGCAGGCGGCGCCAGTGGCGCAGGTAGAACAGCCGAAGGCCGCGAAGACCCAGGACGAGAAGGACGCCAACTGGATCGCCATGTGCGACGAGTTGCGCGAACGCAACCCGGAAATCTTCGACAACTACCTGAAGCAGCACAACGTGCCGGATCTCGCCGAAATCAAGGGCAGCAAGGACAGGCATAAGCTCTACACCGACATCAAGGCGACTATCGATTTCGCCGAAAAGGAGACCGACAATGGCTAAGATTCCCTCCCTCGGAAAACCGCACAACATCCGCGTAAACGACGCGGCCTATTTCCTCGTGCAGAAGAGGATCATCGAGGCTCGCGAGAACGGCTCCGTAATGACGCCCGTCGAAATCGTATCCAACCTCATTCTCAACACTCAAAGGATTTAACCATGGCTACAAAAGAAGTAA